CAAACCCTCAAAAAACATATCTCTTATTATTCCAAAATTTGTTACAAAACTAACCCTTACACTATTAAATACTTCAACGAGTTTGTCTTGGAATAGAATGAAAAATAGAAATGTCGCTGTCACTGCGGCAGTTAATAATTTGATTGTTCCTGTAAATATTAAAACTAGAGCCGTAATCTTTATTACTATCAGTGAGAGAGGCACTAAAACCGCAACAATCGCAAAAGCAATTACTCCGAATAAAGCCGCCATTATAATCTTTAAAGTGTCCGTATCTCCTATCAAAAATTTGATAGCAGGAATTACTGTGTTGTTGAGGACTTTTCCTGTCGCCTTAAAAAGTTCTATGAGTGTGTCCAACACACCAGTTTTCTTTAAAAAATTAAACATATCTACGAACACTTGTATAACAGTTTTGACTATATCTTTTAACTTTTCAAATGTAGTAATAACGACTGTCGCTATTTTATCACGAAGTGCGACAAGTTCTGGTCGCAATTCATTTTCAGAAGTGAAAGCCCACGCCCTAAATGCTCTCACGGCTAACAGTGCATCATTCACAATAGGGAAAAAACCACCAGTAATTAAATCTCCAAAAACCTGTAATATATCCACGCTTGCATCCTTTACTGAACCTAATTGCTTTTGAACTGTACCCATAGCGGCTTCATAAGCCCCACCAAACTTAGCCCCTTCAACATAAATAGCATTGAGCAATCCCTGTTGTCTTTCAAGTGTCGTTAATTCTGACCTATTCTTGCCAAGCGTCTTTACCAAATTTCTATATACCGCATCTAACGAAATATTGATACCTACTGATTTTAAAATCCCTGGGTTTAATGTTTGAAAACTCTCAAGAATAAGCCTGTTTACATCAGCAGAAGTACGCCCAACAGTAGCACCTACATCACGAGCCACAGTAATAAGTTTCAAAGCATCTACTTCATCCAACCCAGCCAATATAATACCTCTAGTAACCTCTGTAGCTTCCCTAAGGCTCTTATTCTCGTCACGAATAGCTTTTATAATGCTATTTATCTCTTTTGTTGTTTTCCCTGTATTTCTAGCAAGAATAGGCAGGGTAGCACTTATTCTCTCAACCGACAAAGAGGTGTCAATCGCCCCCCTTATAAATCCGCCCAAAGCCCTTGAAGCGCCTCTGATAGCACCCTGAATAGCATTAGCGGCTAATATACCAACCGAAATAGAGCTAGTGAACCCTAGAAAAGATTGCCTCGCATTTTCGCTATTATCTGCAAATTGCTGTTGGTCATCTGACACTCTTTTCAACTGGTCACTCAAATTATCAAGCTCTCTCTTAGCTTGATTTTGGGCTTCTATTATAATCTCTAGTTTGCTTCTTGCCATTATCTCTTTTTGCTTTTATTTTTTAATTCTGCCTCCTGTCTTTTTAGAAAATCCCCCTCTACGCTATTTCTAATACTCAATGTAGAAATAAACCAAGAGGGGGCTTTCAGGTAGTCATAGTAAGTCCAGCCAAGTTGTTTACAGGTTTCCACAATGCTTATTTCTTCCGAAACTTCTGTGGGGACACCAGCAAATATATTGCCGTATTGATATTCAATCAGTTCTCTTTTTTTTTATCAAATCCTGTAACCTCTTGTACCTTTTCAAATATTTCGTTGTAGTCATTGGCTGGCAAATCCATCATCAACGCAACCACATCCTCCGTAGCACCGTTAAGAGAAACAACAACCAACTCAATAGTTTTGTCCTCAACTGCGTTTGCCTTTACCGCATCAACATTGAATGTTTGACCTCCTTTATCATCAAACTTCGCCATTTCCATATACATGCCTTTCAAAACACGCATATCTCTTGCGGTTACAAACTCCTTGATGACAAACGCATGCCCACCAGTAGTTGTATATTCTTTGTTTTCCATCTTATTAGTAGCTTGTAGTTTCGTTTATCAAAGCAACAGTTATCATTGAAGCATCAGTAAGGTCGTAAAACGCCTTGAATGATACTGTTTGAACAACCAAATCATTATTAGTGAATGGTTTTGTTACTTCGCTAAACTTGACCCTCGCCAAATCTATTTCAAGTTTAGGACTTGTTACTGCACCGATTGTAATATCAGTGTTCTCAAGCGTAAGCCTCATGGCTCTTGCTGTGTCGGCTAACATATCGTCAATAAATACCGTGTCGTCATACATTATCTCAACTGTACCCTCAACGGCAACTTGCTTATTGAGAATATCTGTTGGGTCTAAGTCTCCGATACTCTGGTCATCCTCAACATTCTTATTGATTGAGAGGGTGAACCCCTTAATCTCAATCGCAGGAGCGGCTGTTAGACCAGCAAGGTCTACGGCGGTCTTGAATGTTCCGTGTTGTGGCAAAAAGACTTTCCTTTCGTCTGCCTCAACATAAGCAGGAGTTAACGCATCTGCTACTCCAACCTTCGCCCTCAATCCAGCCGTAAACTTCGCATACTCATTAAGGGCAACTTCTACATCAAGTGACGTAATCATACCCAAAGCAAAACGCTTTGCAGAGTTAGGCTCGCTTACTGCCAAGGTCAACGAAGGATGTTGCGCAGTTTGTCCCATTGTAAACGCATGGGTATGCACCCCAGCTTCGGGTGTGTCCGCACTAGGCGTATCTACTCCGAGAGCACTTAGAAGCAAAAGACCAAAACTCTCGGCTCGTATAATTCCCTCAAGCGTACCTTCAACAAATTTTTCGGTTACATTCGCATCAATCGCATCCTCTACAACTCCAACAGAGCTTTCATCAACAACTTGCTGAATTTGCTCATCAAGAGTTAAATTCACTTGCGGTAGCCAAAATGTTGGGTCACCAGCAGTACCTCTGACCGCTTCCTTGAAAATACCAACATCAACTAATCTTCCAATAAATTTACTCATAATTATTTATCTTCACCTTTAAGGCGTTTTGCCAATTCGGCTTGTGCCTCCTCTAGTGAAGATGCTTGAATTACAATACCTTCCTTCGGGAAGGCATACGACCTTTTATTTTTTTTCTCTACCTTTTCCTCAGTAGAACTCACCATTTTGTCTTTATATTTTGTTTTCATACTTTTAAGTTATTACTAATTTTGTAAACTTACACTCTAAACTCAATGTTTGGAAAAATACTTGTCCGCTTTCACTCTCAAACTGCCCTCTAGGACCTACAAGGGGTCTACACCAATCAACCTCACCCCCTAAATTGAAATCTGTCTCAAATTTGTCTATCACCTTAATCGCCAAATTATCTAGCAAATCTTTAGCTTCTGCCAATCCCAGCGTTTCAATTTCTTGCATCAAGACTATTTCATAAGTAATTGTTCGTATGTTCTCCTTATTCGTAAGAAATTCGCTATCCGCTAGAGATACATCAAATGTAGCCGCTGGATAACCAGTTATATTTCCGTCATGGAAATCCGATACAAATTCCAATTCTGCAATCGTATCTAAATTTGCTTTTATTGCATTCCTAATTGTTGCGAAATCTGCCATTATGCGCTTAAATCTTTAGTTATATTTTCTAATGCTTTTTTAAACCTACTATCAACCTTTGGTATTGCTCTGATAGCGCCTTCTTCCAAGAACCTCGGTAGCGTTCCTGCTGTGGTAGGATTTTTATATCTACCTCCTAGTGGGTGTAAATTATGGACAAATGTTGCATAAGGAGCAACCGCTAGGTTTGGTCCGAACTCTCCTATCAGCTTTCTAGGAGTGGCAAACTTAGTTCCACCTCTATCATACGAACTCCTTAAATTCCCTGTCTTTCTAGGCGTAATAGGTATCGTTTCTTGCCGAATATCAGCCAAACCCCTATTTATGGCGTTTGCTATGTGCCTACGCACAACATCTTCGTGCCTTCCAAGCTTACTTAATACTCTTTCAAGGTTCTTAATTTTTATCGTTACTACTGGCATACTTTCATTTTAGCATTTCTAGGCGTTTTCAGGAAGCGTAATTAAAGCCCTTCTATGCGCTAACCCACCCCTATCATGGTTCGCAACACCTTTAACTTTATAAGTTATCGTTTCAATCACTACTTCATCACTCTCTTTCAAATCCACGCTAGTATCTACTAAAAGAACGAAAGCTTGCCCGAATTGAAACCCATTATCACTCGCCTGTACCTCACTTAGAGGTCTTAAATACCCTTTTACAGTTGAGGTTGTAGCGTAAATACCCTTTTTAGGCGTTCCCGAATACGATAAACGCTTAATCTCTACAGTTCTATTTAAAAACCTTGTTGAAATCATTATAGGTTTTGACCGACATTATATCTTCGGTATTTATTGATAACTGCTTGCTGTTCTAGGGTAAGAAGTGAGGTGTGTACTTGGGTACTCTGTTGCTCTCCAAAATATTCAACACTAGCCCCTTCAACACTTTCCTTTTTAATACCAACAGAACTACTGCGGTTAAACGCAGATGATACCATCTGATTTGCAAGTAATTCTAAATCAAAAGGTATGACCGCAAATCCAGCATCATAAGTTACCCTTATATTTCTATGTCCCTCAGTTAATGTAGGAGTTGCGAATATACTCGCATCATTATTATGAAAATGTTTACCAGGCGTTCTCCCGAAAAATTGAAGGTAGCCAGCTTTTAAATATGGGACAAATTCATCAGCCGTAAAAGCCACCCAACTAGGCGTGCTTATATTTCCCGTTCGCCTCTCAACTAGAATTGTGGGGGGTACTACTATAGGGAAATTATTGAGAAATACCTTATCCTCTCCCCCATCATGTAGTTCTTCTGTTTGAGTTTCAAGAGCAAATCGTCTACCACCGCACATACCCTCTATTTGGTCAGTTATACTGTCAATCAAACTCTCTAGGCGAGCATCCTGTGAGGTGTCAGTAATACCCATAAACTCCTTTACAGAAGCCAAAGTTGTAAGTGCGTATGTTACGACCATAAGCTATTATTATTTCTTACCCTTTTTGGATGATTTTGAGGTTTTTTTAGAAGCTCCCTTATCAGAAGTTTTTTTGTCGGCAGACTTTGTTGCCCACAACTTTAAACCAAAGTACCTTTCGTGTTCTTTGGCAACTTCTTCTTTGATGTCATAGTTATTACCCTTTATATGAGTAGCACCATGAAACCTATAATCTTTTATACACTTCATCATAGTAGTGTTTTTTAATTATATCCTTTATGGGATTGGCGGGAGGGACACCAACCCCGAAAAGACACAACTAATAATGTCCTATCTCTAGGATGCCGCAGTTCTTAGAACCGAGAAAGCCGCTGGCAATCCAACCGCAATCGCAATACGCTCTGTTACACGAACTGCGCTCTGGTTTTGTTCAAAGGTATTCTCTGTACCAACCGTTGCGCTATCGCTGATGCTCAAAGTCATTGTCTCTCGGTCACCGAACCAAACATTGTTGTAGTTACCAAAAGATATAAACTTAGTGCTAACTGCTGAAGCCGCGATGGCAGGCATCTGGTCTGAAAGCCACACTGGGTAGCCCCAAATTGTACCTGCTGGCTGTAAGCCAGAAACAACACCACCTGCGCCCAACGCATTGTTAGGACCGAGTATTGGAGTTGCAGTTGAAGCGATGTAATTTCCATCAGCATCTTTAAGCTTCTGAACTGTACCCCAAATCTCGCGATGCATCGTAAACGAAGCACCAGCAAGTTTTGTCGCTGGGACTTGCGTAATCATGTCACGCAAATCATCAGCATCAACATCAATAAAGTTCACATCACCTGTACCCATAGTTACAACACTCACACCAGCATCCCCAAGGATGCCTGTGAATGGAGAACCTGTACCAACTAGACCTTGCAAATCTTCTGTGGAAGCCAAAGCTTCACCAAACAACTCAGCCAAGAGGTCAACAATACTGATGTTTGCATCAGCCAATAGCTCATTTGACGTAACTGTCAAACCAACTGCTGTCTTAGCAAGCAACTGTACGTTTTCCCATACTGGCTCGCTTTCTACTCCTGCTACGTTTTCACCTGGGAAGGTGACCGAAACGGAGGAAGCAAGTCGTGGGACATTCAGGGTGTCACTTCCCATAGGGAGATGACGTGCAAACCTGCGGATAAGTCCTACATCCTCAGCTATGCGGTTTATTTCAGCCGCAAATTCTTCGGGGACTTGGAAACCACCAGTAGCACCAGCACCTTCAGCAAGAGCTTTCATAGCCTTCAACGCACCCATGTCTTTGCGGAAAACTGCCTTTACAAATTCGGCAACTCTCTGCTTTTTCTCCATCTTAGCAAAATCTTCTTCAGACTTGCCTATGTAGGAAGCAGGAAACTGACCAAACTTCTGGTCAATTTTCTTTAGACCTAAGCGCTTTACTTCGTTCTTTACAGCTTCCGAAGTAACACCAGCTATGATATTCTCAAACTCAGTTTTACTGACCCTGAGTATCTTACTTGTTTTTGCTTTTTTTGTTTTCTTCATTCATTTTGTGCAGAATTGATTTGGTCATTGTTAAGACCAATTCATTCTGCTTATAAGCTTTCAATGTCTCTTTGCGCAAATCCACAACCACCGACCTTGGTAGTTCTACAATTAAGCCAAGAGCATTGTGCGACCTTTCCACATCCCCTATAATGGGTTCTTTCTTTCCCTTCGGCTCGGTAGCGACCCTCTCCGAATGAGTAGAATTATTTTTTTTATTTTTAACGCCTTTTTCATCACACCTT